TTCTTAACCAAATCTTAGTTGACAAAAAACTGAAAGTGATCTAAGATACTATCCAATCTTAAGGTTTGCTTAAGATCCCCTAAATAACGAAGATTTGCTTTGTTGTAAATCTTCATATTGTCCTATAGCACATAAACATTTTTATGAAACTCAAACAACTGATGCTTGCACCTGTTGCTCTGGGAATGGTTGCTCCTGTTGCTGCGAATGCCGCAGATCTTAATATGGCAGCAGTCAACCAATACTCCATTGAACAGGTTACAAGTGTTTCGCAACTTTCTGACGTTCAACCTTCAGATTGGGCATATCAGGCACTTTCCAATCTTGTTGAGCGTTATGGTTGTGTTGCTGGTTATCCCAACGGCACCTATGGTGGTGGTCGTGCAATGACCCGTTATGAAGCAGCTGCTCTCCTGAATGCTTGCCTTGACCGTGTTACTGAAGTGACTGATGAACTCCAACGTCTATCGAAAGAGTTTTCTGAAGAACTTGCTGTTATCCGTGGTCGTGTTGATAAACTTGAAGCACAAGTTGGGCAACTTGAGGCAACTCAATTTTCCACCACTACCAAACTGCGTGGTGAAGCAAACTTCGTTCTCGGTGGTGTAGATAATTATCAAACCAAGGATGGTGACATTACTCATACCGCATTCAACTATGATCTGCGTCTGAATCTGGATACTTCCTTCACTGGTAAGGATCTTCTTCGCACTCGTCTGCGTTCTTCTAACTTCAGCAGCAATCCTTTTGGTTCTAGTTCTTCCCTGTTCAAACTGGACAAGGCAGACAACACCACCAGTGAAGTTGGTAACAACGTAGTTATTGACCGACTGTTCTATCAGTTCCCTGCTTTCAATAACAAAGCAACTCTGACTGCTGGTGCTGCAGTTCGTAACACTGAGATTGCCTGGGTTCCTTCTGCTTATAAGTCTGGTATTCTTGATTTCTTTGCTGTTGCTGGTACTCCTGGCGTCTATAACAAGGCAACTGGTGCTGGTTTCGGTGTTCAGTATGGTAAGAAAGGTCTTATTGCTGGCGTGAACTACGTTGCTCAAAATGGTAATGATAGTGAGACTGGTGTATTTGATGAGACTGGTGCTCTGAATACTCTTGCACAAATCGGTTATCGTGGTAAGAACTACGGTGTTGCATTCGGTTATCGTTATGGTACTGAAGGCACTCGTGTTCGCACCTACAATGGTATTGATGGTGCTTCTGGTACTCTGGTCCCTGGTCAAACCTCCAACGGTTATGCTCTGAATGCATATTGGGAGCCTGAGAAGTCGGGTATTATCCCCGCTATCTCCGCTGGTTATGGTTGGAACACCGTGAGTGGAACTGCTAGCGATGCTACCAACAGTCAGTCCTGGTTTGCTGGTCTGACTTGGGATGATGTGTTTGTTGATGGCAACTCTGCTGGTGTTGCTATCGGTCAAGCACCTACTGGTGAAGATCTAGAAAAGGCAACGATGCTTGAAATCTTCTACAAGTATCAAGTGTCAGACAACATCAGTGTCACTCCTGCTATCATCTATGGTAGCGACAACCAGCGTCTTGCTAACAACTCCTCTAACTGGGGTGGTGTAATTCAGACGACTTTCCGTTTCTGATAGATTAATGGGGGGTTGACAAAACCCCCTTTTTGGTCTATTATAGATAACGAGTTAGGAGTTCTATGTCTCTTATTTCCCAACGTGATAGACAACTTGCTATTGAAGCATTGGAGTATTATCGTGATGATACTCTTCGTAAATATCAAGCATTTAAAGATCTTGGAGTTTCTGATGTTCACTTAAACGATACTTTTATCATGGAACTTAATGCTCTTATCAATTGGGTCAAACTAGAATATTCAAAGAATGAAAATTAATCTCTGGTACTGTAATGAAATGAAACAGTGGCGTTGGACTTTAACTGAAGATCATCGTCCAATCATTAAACAAGAATCAGGACAAAGAGAAAATCTACGAGATGCTATGAACGATGTAGCAAATACAGTAGAATATATGATGAGACAATATTGACTTTTTTGGGCGATTAACTCAGCGGTTAGAGTGTCTGCTTTACACGCAGAAAGTCCACGGTTCGAATCCGTGATTGCCCATTTTATAAATACTTCAAAAAGAAGTATAATGGAAACCCTTTATAAACTTTTAAGTGATACGCAAGCATCACTTTTCTTGCTATTCCAAAAAACTTGGGTTTATCACTGGCATGTTGTTGGTGAAGATTTCAAACAAATTCATGACTTGTTTGGGGATCAATATGTGCAAATTCAGAAAGAAATTGACCGTCTTTCTGAACATATGAGATTTTTGGGTATTAAACCTGTAAGTTCTTTATCCAGGGTTCTTGAAGTTTCTGGTGTAGGAGAAGCAAAAACAAATATAACTTCCATGGAAATGATTAGTGATCTCTTGAAAGATCATAAAAAAATGATTTCTATGTTTAATGATGCTGCAATAGAAGCAGAAAATCAAAAGTCTAGAGGAACAATTAATCTTCTTGATGATTTAAATGAAGCACATGGGAAGTTTGTTTGGATGTTAAGATCGTTTACCGAATAAAATAAAAATTATAATTGTATGGAAAATTTAAGAATCAGATGTCGCTCTTGTGGAAGAGAGTTAGAAGGGCATCCTACTAGAACTATAACTTGTGGTTGTCCTAATATGGCAACAATTCGTGGTGGAGTGATTTCTGCTCTTGACTTATCACAAGTTGTTATGCTAAACTCTTATAATATAAAAGCAAAATCTAGTGTTCTTACCAATGAAGATATTCAATGGCAAGAGGCACGTCGTCAACGTAAGGTTAAACGATTAGATTTTGAAGTTCGTTGAGGACTTTTTGGAGAGAGTCCGGTTGGTCGAGGACACCGCCTTGAAAGCGGCTGGGTTTAAAAGCTTCGCAGGTTCGATTCCTGTTCTCTCCGTTTAGAAACATTACAAAATTTAAGATTGTTTTAATGTGTGTTTTTGTATCAACACAAACTTGACATTCTTAAAATGCTGACTAGTATAACTAGTAGTATTCAACTTTAAGTTTTATGGATCAGCACACCTATGACAATTGGGTGAAGATCAAGGCAACCTTTGAAGAGTCTGGTAATACGGACAATATGTTTTATAAACGAGCAGTTGAAATTGTAAAAACCCGCAGAGATCCTCTTGCAAAGTTTCTTGGAGATGAGAAATGATGGAACCTTTTGATAGTGAATACGTAACTCGCAATGAAGTTCAGGAGGTGATTGATGCAGCAATACGACGACACAACCGTAATGCTTCTATCATTAGTATGTGCGTCGGTTGGGTGGTTCTTGCTCTATTTGCTGAAGGACTTTTAAGACTTATTGGTGTAATTCCACCTTTACTTCCATTTCTTAAAATTACTTTGAACTAATGGTAACAGTTACAGAGGAAGATTTGCAAAAATTAAATCAAAGAGTTCTGCAACAAAAAATGGAAGAACTCTTTGAAGAACCATCTACTTATGAGGATGAGAAAGATGACTAAAACACTTTTAATTTCAGCACTCATTTATGGGTCAATTATTGGACTTTGGATCTACTGGAGTCTCACACACGCTTATGTTGGGTAATCATATGAGAGTAGGACTAATCGGATTAGGGCGAATGGGCGAAGGCATGTCTCGCCGCATGATGAAAGCAGGAATAGAAGTTTGGGGTTATCGTAGGAATTATGAAAAAGCAAACGAAGCATACGAAAGTGGGTATGTTAACGGCATTACAACTACTATTGAAAATCTTGTTAAAGTAGTTAAGCAAAATAAAAATGGTGGAACCCAACCAGGAATTTTCCAGATGGTTGTACCTGCTGAAACAGTGGAGGAAACGATCAATGAGTTACTACGATATTGTGGTGAGGGAGATATTATTATTGATCATGGCAATAGCAATTTTAAAGACAGTCGGAAAAGAGCAGAACGTCTGGCAAAGTTGGGTATCCAATATATTGATTGCGGCACTAGCGGTGGTGTTTATGGTCTGGATCGTGGATACTGTCTTATGGTTGGTGGCGGAAATACTGCGGTCGCCGCTTGTGCGGGCATTTTTGATGCCCTCTCTCCAGGAATCATCGCTGCCCCCAGGACTCAATTTAACTCGGATGTAACCTCTGCTGAGTTTGGGTGGTTGCATTGTGGTGGTCCAGGTGCAGGACACTTTGTGAAGATGGTGCATAATGGTATTGAGTATGGTATTATGCAGGCATATGCAGAAGGATTTAACATCATCAAGAACGCGAATGCAGGTGCTCAATATGTTAGAGAAGGGGACGCAGAGGTTGCCCCTATGTCAGATCCAGAATCTTATTGCTATGATATTGATGTTGCTGAGGTTGCTGAGTTATGGCGTCGTGGTAGCGTGGTTGGGTCTTGGTTACTTGACCTTACTGCTGATGTGCTACGCAGGGATGGTAGCCTTAAACAGTTCTCTGGAGGCGTATCCGACAGCGGTGAGGGTCGTTGGACTGTTTCTGCCGCTGTGGATCTGGGGGTTCCCGCTCCTGTTATTACTGCTGCCTTATTTGAAAGATTTAACTCACGCAATCTCGGATCGTTCGGAGCAAAAATCTTGAATGGTATGCGTTACATGTTTGGAGGACATCATGTTAGGTAAAGCACTTATTTTCATTGCAATTCTTTTTGTATTGACTACACTGTATTTCGGAACACGAGGAGGATACTATGATTCCGAAGACTATAAGGGAAATGGAACCGCCCATTAGACAAAGATATAATTTTGCAATGTCTGCATTTTCTAGAATTCTTGGAGTAAGGTCTACTGCTAATGATATACACATTAAGCAGTTCTGTATTGAATGGTCATACTGGGATGTGAGTGCTCCTTTGGCAGGTCTTAATGAGGTTGATCAATACTTTTATTATGAATATAAAAACTGGAGAGGAAGATGATTTTTCACACAGTAGAAGCACTTGCGGCAAGTCCTATATGGATTGGACTTTGTGGATTTGGAATAATCGTTGTTCCTATTATTGGAATTGCTTATATACATAAGAAATAATAAATACTAAAAAATATAATTATTAATATGGCTATTAAAGTAATTACTTTAACTGTTTCTGGTGTTTCAGATGGTACTGGATGGCAGGCAAGATTTAATTCCGAAGCTGATACAACCGCAATTAGAAATATAACTGGACAAGTAGTATCTATTTTATCTCCAGTAACTTTAAATAATTTGTTTACGGTGACATCTTTTGATGGTTATACTGGACCATATGTTACTTGGAGATCTACAAGTCCTTCTGGGCAACATCCTACTTCTGGATTTAGTATGGATATTTGGAGTCAAACACTTTTTACATCAATTATTACTAATAATAGCACTTGGACTTCTCTTAATGGGCAAAATTTTACACTGGTTGCCAATAAACATAGTTTAGTTTATCATTATAATAATCTTAATGCTCCAGTTTGGTCAATTGGTGGAACTTTATCAGTATCGGCAGTTTGACAAAAAATATAAATAATGGTAGATAAACTTATTCTACCAAAATGAGAACGCATAAATGTGGGCATTGTGGAGAAACTGACCCATCTAAATTTTATGGACACAAAAAATCAGTATGCTGTGCTTGCCATAACAAATATACATTGGAGTTGGGACAGAAAAAAAGAAGTTTTATTATAGAAGAAATGGGAGGTAAATGTATTTCTTGTGGGTATGATAAATATATATCAGCACTTCAAGTTCATCATTTAGACTCTTCTCAAAAAGATTCTAAATTTCATGGGATTCGTGGATGGAGTCACAAACGCATTCTTGACGAAATAAGGGGATGTGTGCTATTATGTTCTTGTTGCCACGCAGCAGTTCATTCTGGTGAGTTGGAACTACGGAGTATCGCCTAACTTGGTCATGGCACCGCTTTTGGGAAGCGGAATAATTTCAGTTCAAATCTGAATACTCCGACTAGCCAGTTTTCTATCTGGCACACTTGACATACAACTTGTAAACCCTTATAATACTAAGGCAACAATTCAAAACAATGTCTCTGATTCAAAAGTTCAAAAAGGATGTTAGCACTCTTCGTCTTGCTGCTAACGGGGAAATCTACCTTGATGTAAAGAGTCCGAAACTTTATAAAAAGGTCCGTCGTTTTTATGAGAATGAAGGCGTAGTGTTTTCTGGTGACCCCCTTGACGACTACGAAATGCTTATGGAATATCTTTATCAGGATTTGGAAATGGTAGAAGTATCTTGATTTTAATTAGTCATGGAGAGACTTTAAAAACCCTGGTCGGGAGTAACCCCTTATGAAAAAGTCTGATGTACTAAGATACGTTGGTAATATTCTCCTCTTATCAGGATACTTTGTTTTGTTATGGGGAGATCCTAAAGTTGGATTACTTGTAAAATGTATTGGAAATGTTTTTGTAGTTCCATTTGCAATCAAGTATAAGTTTTGGGATATTCTAGTATTATGTGCTTTTTATGCTGCAATTGAAATCCCAAAACTAATTCAATTAGTCTTTCCTAGTTTGTTTGTAAATTAGGTGGTGGAGTCAATGACCCATTTGTCCTCGTCGGATTGGACATAAAATATGCCGACTGGTGTGGATGGGGAAACCCCGCCTAGTTTCTTATTTCTAGATAAAAAAATAAGTGGCGAGCCTGAAATAATCAAAGATCCTATGGTATTCATGGGATCTTTTTTATTGTTTAATATATAATAAAAGATATTTTATTATTCTTATGAATTCAAAAATTTTGGCATTAAATGGATATCATGATGCTTCTGTAACATTTGTAGATAAAAATAATCAACTTAGAATTTTTGAATATGAAAGATTTTGCAAAAAAAGATTTGGAGTCTTTAGGCAAAGGGATGATAATACTAGCATAGGTACTGATCAAGAAACTAGAGATAAGTTTTTAAATTATATAAAAATTCAGTTAAAGGATCAACCAGAAATTATTTTATATAGTGAATTGGATTATGATGATGTTGAAAATTTAAAACAATATTTTCCTAACGTTCAATTTTTTAAAATGGGGCATCATATGTCACATTGTTCTGGAGCATATCATCAAAGTGGATTTGTGAATGCATTAGCAATTTCTTTAGATGGTGGTGGGTTAGATTACCAAACTGGAACTGAATTGACACTCAGAACTTATAGCATTTATAAATTTATTGATGGAAACTGTGAAACCTTAACTCACACAAATATTGATAGTCCTGATAGATTTGTATTCAATCCTGGAATTTATGGTGCTTTTGGATATTATGTAAGTGAAATTAAAAAAGAAGTTAATCAAGTAGGAAAAACTCATAAGAATTCTTTAAGTTATGCTGGAAAAATAATGGGTCTTTCTGCATATGGAAAAGTCAGAAATGAATGGGTAGAACCTATAATTAATTTTTATAAAAATCATCCAGTAGATCATTGGACTCAATATGATTCTCTAGAAGAAAAAATGTCTCAGGAAATGGGAATTAAATTATTTGAAAATTGTTTTTCTGAAAATGATAGTTATGATCTTGCTGCCACAAATCAATATGTTTTTGAATTACTTTGTTTTTCGTTTATTAAACCTTATATTGACGAGTATAATTTAGATGTAGTTTTTTCTGGAGGGTGTGCTCTAAATGTTATCTTCAATCAAAAATTATCCGAATATTTATCTTCCAAAGGATTAAATCTTTATATCCCACCTTATCCTGGAGATTGTGGTTTATCATTTGGACATTTTGTTTCTTTTCAAAATATTAAATTAGATCCTTCACCTTATTGTGGAATTGATATTTTAGATCGCGATAAAATTTTTGATTATTATCAAAAGTATGATAAAACTGGAAAAGTTAAAATATCTACAATTGATTCTATAGTTGACTTAATAAAAGATGGTAAAATAGGTGGGATTATACAGGGATATTCTGAAGTTGGTCCAAGAGCACTTGGAAATAGAAGTATTATTTGTGATCCTTCTATTCCTGATATGAAAGATATATTAAATTCTAAAGTTAAGTTTAGGGAATGGTTCAGACCATTTGCTCCAGTTTGTAGGGAAGAAGATAAGAATTTATATTTTGAAAATGCCTTTCCCTCAGAGTACATGAGTTTTGCTCCAAAAGTTAGAGAAAAATATAGAGATCTTTTACCATCAATCACTCATGAAGATGGAACTGCAAGATTACAAACTGTATCTAAAGACCAACATAACTTATTTTATGATATATTGACAGTATTGAAAAAAAGAGATATGATTGCTGTTATTATGAATACTTCCTTCAATATTAAAGGTAAACCAATATTGACAAGTATTGAGGATGCATTTGAAGTTTTAGAAACCACAGAATTGGATTTTATTGTTGTTGAAAATTTATTGTTCATAAAATGAAAAAAGCGTTAATTACTGGAATTACGGGACAAGATGGATCGTATCTAGCTGAACTGTTACTTGAGAAAGGATATCAGGTTCATGGAATTATCAGAAGAGCATCTCTGATTAATACTCATCGTATTGATCATATTTACGATCAGATTAAACTTCACTATGGAGATCTTACTGATTCTACAAACCTTGTAAGAGTCATTCAGCAAGTTCAACCTGATGAGATTTATAATTTAGGTGCTCAAAGTCATGTAAAAGTATCGTTTGAGATGCCTGAATATACTGGTCAAACTGATGGATTAGGAACTCTTCGCATTCTTGAGGCAGTTCGTCTTTTGGGAATGGAGAAAAAAACGAGAATCTATCAGGCATCAACATCCGAAATGTTTGGTAAGGTTCAAGAAATTCCACAAAAAGAAACTACACCTTTTTATCCTCGTTCACCTTATGGAGTTGCAAAAGTTTATGGATACTGGATCGTCAAAAACTACAGAGAGTCTTACGGATTACATGCATCTTCTGGAATTCTTTTCAATCACGAATCCCCTAGAAGAGGAGAAACTTTTGTCACAAGAAAAATCACTAGAGGATTATCATCTATTTCAACTGGGCAACAAGACGTATTATATCTCGGGAATTTAAACGCAAAACGTGACTGGGGACACGCTAAGGACTTTGTAGAGGCAATGTGGTTGATGCTACAGCAGGATGAACCAGATGATTATGTAATCGCCACAGGAGAGCAGTATTCGGTTCGTGAGTTTGTTGAGGCAGCAGCACCTTATTTTGGTATGAAGATTGCCTGGGAAGGTGAAGGATTGGATGAGGTTGGTATTGATAAACTTACCAAAAGAGAGGTTGTAAGAGTAAGTCCTAAATATTTCAGACCTGCTGAAGTAGAGACCTTATTAGGTGATGCCACTAAGGCAAAAGAAAAATTAGGTTGGGAACCTAAAATTTCATTTGAACAATTAGTTGAGGATATGTGCATTTATGGACAGTAATTCTAGAGTATTAGTTGCTGGTGCCAACGGAATGGTTGGTTCGGCAATCGTGAGAAACCTTGAGAGTAAAGGTTATACCAACATCATCAAAGGAACTCGTGATGATGTAGATTTTACGAATCAAGATGAAACCGAAAGATATTTCTGCTCAGAAGAACCTGAGTATGTGTTTGTTGCTGCTGCCAAAGTTGGTGGTATTATGGCAAACAACAACTACAAGGCAGATTTTCTGACTGAGAATCTCCAAATTCAAACCAATCTTATTCAACAGTCTTATAACTTCGGCGTAAAGAAACTTCTGTTCCTTGGTTCATCTTGCATCTACCCTAAGTATGCAACTCAACCCATTACTGAAGATCAGTTTATGACTGGTGCTTTGGAACCCACGAATGATGCCTATGCGATTGCCAAGATTGCTGGCATTATGATGTGTCAGGCATACCGCCAGCAACACGGTTTCAACGCCATTTCTCTGATGCCTACGAACCTTTATGGTCCTAATGACAATTTTGATCTGGAAACATCACACGTTCTCCCTGCGATGATTGCTAAGTTTCATTATATGAAGGAGAATGGATATACAATTGATATGGGTGGACCTTGGTATGGTACTGTGAAACTCTGGGGTGATGGTTCTGCAATGAGAGAGTTTCTACATGTTGATGATCTGGCAGAGGCGTGTTATGTTTGTATGCAGAAATATGATGAGGCGGAGCACATTAACGTTGGGACTGGTGAGGATGTAACAATTAAAGAATTGGCACACATAATTTCTGATGTTGTTCGTTTTCCTGGAGACATTGAGTGGGACACAACGAAACCAAATGGCACTCCTCGTAAAGTTTTGAACGTTGATAAGATTAAA